CTGTTGCCTTATCACCTTGATATTGTCTATTAGCAGCATCGGGATGAGGTACATCTTTACCACCTCTATAGATAAATGTCTGATCAAAAGATCTATCTACAACTGTTGAAGAACCACCAGGTTCTCTTTCTGATAAAATATGCTGAGAAGGTTTAGGATGATTATCTGATACTAATCTTAGTCTATCACTTGTAAATGTTGCTGTAGTAGGACTATTAGGATGTGCTTGAAATATTCTTTTAAAATCAAATGAAGTTACAACATTAGGAGTTTCTTGTTCTGGAATGATCTGAAGTCTTAACGGATCATATCCTCTACCTCTAGTAAGAACTCTAACATGTATTATTTTTCCTGATTCAGAATCAATAATAGGATATAATAACGCTTCTACATCTGGGGTTCCACAACCAGATATTACCAAACGAGGTGGATCTGCTTGAGAGTATCCACTTCCACCGTTTGTGACTTCTACCGCACGAACTCCAAAGATCTCATCGAAAATTGGTTCAATGACAGCACCAGAACCAGGAACCGTTCTTGCCATTTATTCTATACCGCTACGTTGATTGTGCCTTGCATGGCAGAATGAAGTGTACATTGATAATAAAGAGTTGCAGGAGCATCTAACGGAACCGTCCAATAAAGAATATTAGATCCACTACCTGACTGACCTGCCACATATGGAGTTCCAGTTAAACCCTGTGTACTTTGAATTCTGAATGGATGAGCACCACCTTGAACTGAGTTATCAAAGATGTAAGTAAACCCTCTATAAACATAAAGAGTTGGGTCATTTACAGCACCAGTAAAACCAGGACCAGAGAAGGTGTAATCAGATGCACCACTAGAGTTCAAGTTCCACCAAATAACTGGACTTCTAGATACAACCCAGTCAGTATTATTCCAATAAATTGAATCACCTTTAACTATTCCTGATAAATCAGAATCAGTTAAAGCAGCAAATGTTGTTACAGGAGTTCCAGTATAATTGATTGTTACTGTATCACCCGTAATAGTAGTTGCGATATCTGTTCCACCAGATATTGTTAAAGAATCAGTGTCAGAATCAGCAGTAGTTGTTCCTGTATCAGCAACAATAGACTCCCATATATTCTGTGATCCTGCACCTGCTATATCATCAGCAGGTAACCACTTACTACTTGAAGTATTCCATTTTAAAACTTGTCCATTAGTAGGAGCACTTGATACTACATCTACATCACTAACTAAACCAAGAGTAGAATACTCTGTTAATACTTTTGCTCTAGCATCACCAACACCACCTGCAGTTATATTAATGTTTACATATGGATTATCATCACCATCTACAGTAAAGAAATAACCAGGATATGTTGCAGGTAGAGGAGATGCACCAAGAGAAGTATATTCGTTTTTATATTTTATTATTGTTGGAAGATCTATAGTTCCATCTGTGCCATTAAATGTATTAGTAACACTTCCGTTAGATATAGATACATTTCCAGTGCCATTAGGAGCAATAGATATATTACCGTTTGAAGAAGAAATTATAGAATTACTATTTACGTCAAGAGCAGAAGTTAATTGTGTGTAGTCAGAAGGAATAAAGGTTGTACCATTATAACGCAACACCTGATTAACAGCAGGGTTTGCAAGAGTTACCGTCAGGTTACTTCCGTTCCCAAGAGCAGTGTATATCTCACTAAAATTGTCGTTTACCTTGTCACCACCTGCTCGAAGAGTGTCACCTGTATTATCGTTAGCAGCAGATCCAAGACCTATCGTTTGTTTAGCCATTACTCGCTATTTTCTGTGTAGTTATTTATGGGGTTTCGGGGTCAACTCCCTCTTCCCCGTATAGACTTAAGTCTGGAGCAGTCCAGTCATCTGGGACTGAAGTCTCAACATTGATTACAGGATTTTGATATCCAGAACCAACGTTACTAATTTCAACACCTGCTACACCAATTAGTGCACGAATGTTTCCATCAAATCCAGATATGGAGTCAACTCTTACATTTGGTCTAGTTGTGTAACCAGATCCACCAGATGTAACTTGAACTTTATCAATAGTTCCAGATGTGAGAGTAGCAGATGCCTGAGCATTCTGTCCAAATACAGATCCAAGATAATCAAATGTAATTAAGGAGTTTGAAGATTCGATAACAGCAACCTGTCTATCTTCAGTCTCACCTTGTATATCAATGAAGTCACCCACTTCTATTGGTGGTACAACTTCTGCAGCATCAACGTCCGCTTCAGAACCAACGTATGAGAATGCAACGAATGTTGATCCAACACGAGGAATTTCAGAGAAGATTATTCTAGAACCAACCAATTCAAAACCAACGCCTGGTTCCTGTATAACACCGTTCAATGAACAAATGATATTGTTCTCTGGTAATATTGTAGATGATTGAACACCATCAGTTAGTGTCAATGAGTAGAATACATCATCACGCTTAAGGTTGAATGACTGACGTAATGAATCAAACTCGAAAGATATATCATCTAATTGTCTTAGTTTACCAACATAGAATCCTGTGAATGATGCTCCAAGATCAGGTGCTTCAGTAAACTGGATGTTATCTGAGAATGCTGTATAAGCATTTGCTGAACCTGGTGGTTGTAGAACACCGTTGATGAAGATCAACATATGTCCTGCAGGATCTGGGAAGTACTTGGTTCCGTTTGAGATGGTTAACTTAAAGTTAGTTTGTGTTCCATCAAATCCTCTGAATGCACGTTCAACACGTCCTCTAAGATCAGTCTTAGTTATGACTGCTGCCTTGTAATTATCCTTACCAAAGATTCCATCTCTACCACTAAATGTTCCTGTTACATTTGTTAGATAGAATCGTTTGTTAACACCAACATCTTTGATGTCTTGAATTACTGCACTAGCAGCTCCTGCAATATCTAACTTAGTATTAATTACTGCATATCCTAATGGATTGAGTGGATCAGGAGCAACACCAAAATCACCAACTTGATCACCATTAGTAATATTTCCTGCTGCTAAGATGTAGTATAGAATGTTATTATCAAGATCAACTTCAGTAATATAACCATAGTTGTTTATATCAATGATGCCATTAGTAATCTTATTAAGTTTATTACCTACTACAAATACATTTTTATTATTCTGAATTGTAATACCAATTCTTGTATGTCCTGCAGAAGAAATTCTATAACCGATTAATACATCTAACCCTTCATATCTGGCAACATCCATGAATAACTTAGATTGCTCAGGATATATTACAGCAGATGTTTCAAAACTACCTATTAGAGACTCAGTATCAACAGTTAATTTACCACCACTATTGTCAAGAACAGCAGCTTGTGCTTTTAAGAATCCAGTTGGAATTGCAGTTTCACCTGTGTCATATCCCTTGAATGGAATATTATTAACAAATTCTCCTTCAAGACCAGTGATTTGTATTCTATCTTCAATAGCATTAATCTGTGCAGTTGTTGAGTTAGTTGCACCAACAACATAATCTAATACTGTCCATGTTCCACCAGTAACTGCAACATCAAGATACTTAAAGTTTTCATCTTCATAGAATGCATAAACAACACCTGTGACTGTTGAATCTCCTTGTTTTTGAACAACTTCATTCATGAAGTAAGGACCATCAACAATATTAGCATCAATACGGAATCTTTGATATACTTGAACAATTTCACCTTCGTTCATAGTAACTTTTTCTAGTTCAGCATATGATCCACTTTCTAAACCATACAAGTAGTCAGCACCTGCAAGACCACCTGCAAGAGCAACAGGGAAATCAAATGTTCCATAATCTTTAGTTGGAAGACCTATTGCATTTTGAACAACAATGTCAGTATAGTAAGTGCTATTTAATAATTGATTACGAACTATTTCTAAACTATATCTTACCAATCTTTGAATTGAATCTGGATGATAATAAGTAGATGCACTATCACTGAAGAACGGTACAAAACCTGACTCAGGAGAAGGATTAAGAAGTTGATCTTTCAATGCATCATATATCCATTCTTCCAATCTATCGATTGTATATGACTTAATATTATATTCTGTATCAGCGTAGAATACATCTCCAGTTGTAGCAGCATAAGGATCGATAGTTCCTTTAGTAAGTTTTAGACCCCATGCATAAAGACCATCAGATGCATTACCTGCAAAACTAGTTTGACCAGTAGCATTCTTAATTTGAATTTGTTGACGGAGTTGAGAGAAACCGAATGAACATGTAATTGTTCCGTATGCTCTATACCATCCTCCACCATAAGGAATTACTCCAGTTCCATCTACTGTAAGACCACCTTGAGGTTGGAAGATACTACCTACACTTCCATCTGTTAAATCAATATCATAGAACAATTGCTGTTTCTCAGAAGTATCTCTATCAAGAGCCATCTCGAAACGAACTTTACTATACTCACCTGCCTTTAAGAATACAGAATAAGTAAATTGCTGTGATTCAGTAGTTCCTACTTGTCCAGTATCAAATGTTTCTGTTGATGAGTCAAACTTAACTGTGCCACCGTCAAATGTTTCAAATGCATTTAAACTATAATTTCTGTGTATTAAATGTTCACCAACAGTAGATGAAGCAATAATCTTATCAGCACTAATTGCGTTATCAGGTGCAACAGCACTATCAGCACCTATGGTTACTTCGGTGAGTGTATTACCACTACTTAAATCTTCTGGATAATTATAACCAACGTTTTCACCTATTAATTGATCTTGAACAGTAGAACTAATTAATCTTGCATTTCTAAGAATTTCAACGTTTGATGGTTGTGTATACCAATCAAATGCAATACCAACTCCTCCAGTTGGAATAGTTCCACCACCTTGAGTTCCACCAGTAAGAGTCTCACCTGCAGAAATTGTACCACTAAGGAAAGGTCCGACATATAGATGTCTGTCTTTACTATCCCATTCAAGAATCTGAGCGTATCCACCACCATTAGCAGTTACAACTTCACCAACTATAAATTCTCCACTCACACTTGTAACAGTTATTCTTCTTGCTGTAGTCTTATGATCTATAGGAGTTGTGATAGAGTCTTGAACTATATTTCCAACTAACTCATCAACGAAATCATTATAGACCCAAGCACCATTACCAAACTGAGAATTAACAAGATTGTTTAGTTCGTTCTTATAATAGTTTACATTATAAAGAATATTCTTCATACCATTTCTAGCCTCTTTCTTGCCAGGTGAGAAGAATTCAATTACATGATCAAGAAGATTATTCCAATCTCCAATTACTTGATCAATATCTACAGTCTCTAAATCATCTCTAAATGCTGCTTGAGCAGCGTTTGTTACATATCCACCGAAAGGAATATTTTCTGATGAATTGTATACGTTATTTCTAATTGCTTCTCTACCTGCTTCCTTAAGAACTTCCATACCATAAACAGTTGGCATAAGCATATCTTCAATTCTATGAAGAGTTCCATCAGAATTAAGATACACTTCTTGAAGTGCTCTAATAGAACTATTATTACCACCTGTTTGTAAATCAGATATTAGATTTTGAATCAATACCTCAACATCTGCTTGGAAGTCTGCTGCTGATATATTATTTCCATCAAATTGGAATGCAAAGTATGTTGTAGGACCTGCTTGATATGTAAACTCAGTTAACATTCTAGAAGTTACATCTGATGCAAGAAGTTCTCTGTTAAAGTAAAGTCTGTTACCTGCAGTATCATAATCTAGACCTGTAGGTGCGATAATATCATTAACTGTATTGATTAATGATTCAATATTACTCTTAACATCTGCACAATCACCGATAACACTAACTGCATCTGTAGCAGTACCACCTGCCCATACGTGAGTATATTCACCACCAGCAATTACAGATTCTGTATCTGCAGAATGGAATGTATGAACATAATCACCACCAGATCTTACAGCACCTGCATTAGCAGAAACAAATGTATGTGCTGATGTATCAGATATAGCACCTTGTCCACCATTTACGTTGATAGTAATAGTTCCTGCTGCGGTATCTGCAGAATCAATATTGATTGCAGTATCGTATGCATAGTCAGCACCAGTTCCTGTATTAGCAGTAGTAGCACGAGGATATGATTTCTGAATTGTATTACCATCTAATGTGCAAGTAAAGACTAATGACTCAGTAGCAAGTTTAATGCTAGTACCAGCAGTCAAAGTGTGAGATCCTATTGTCAATACCATTACACCTGTAGTAGGATCGTAAGTAGCATTAGAAACTGTATGTAAAACTATTGGACTCTGCCCAACGTTTAACTGAATAGTATCTGCTGTAGTTGCAGTAATATCAATAGGTTTGTTGTAGAATGGATCACTAGTTCTTGGATAAGGTTTAATAGACTCATTTCCATCCATTGCACAAGTAAACTTCAATGCACCTTGATTAATCTTAACTGGTTGACCAACCTCTAAATTGTGGTTGCCAATAGTAAGAACTAACACACCAGTTGTAGCAGTGTATGTTGCGAATGTTGGAGTATACTTAACTTCTGGAGTAGTTCCTACATTAACAGTTACAGTTGTTGTAGTAGCACTTGTAATTGTAAGTGCCTTACCATATGCAGGATCTGTTGCACGAGGATATGTCTTATTAGAAACGTTACCATCCATTGAACATGTGAATGTCAATGCTTCATTACCAATTTGTAAACTATCTCCTGCAGTAAATCCATGACCAACAGTAACTGCATTTGTAGCAGATGGAGTAACAACAAAGTTATGAGTTGTGGTATCTGTAATTGCACCCTGACCACCGTTAACGTTAACAGTGATTGTTCCACCACTCTGATTTACCTGAGTAATATCAAGGAATTGATTATATGCATAGTCAGCACCATTTGTTGTACCAGCACCAAATGATCTAGGATATCTCTTCTGAGTTTGATTACCATTACCATTATAATCACAAGTGAATACTAATGATTCCTCAGCAATTCCAACCTTATCATTAGTTGTTAAAGTATGGGTTCCGATTGTAAGTGTTAGATCACCTGATGTTGGATTATAAACTGCACCACTAACACTAAATGTTCCAGTGTTTGATGCAAGAGTCATTACCAAATCACCAGTTCCTGCGTCATAAGATGCATTGTATACATCATAAGTTGTTACACTATCATCATTGGTTATACCCCAATCTCCAACGATAAGATTTTCTGTATTATCAGTAGTTAAACTTCCATCTATTGCTTGCTTTAAGTAGAATACTAAACGATTATGAACGTAAATTGATTGTAGTAACTGTAATCTAATATGTTGTATTTCATTAAATTGACCAATGTAGAATCCTGCAGCAGCAACAACGTTCTTATTACCACCATTTTCAATATCATTAGCAAGTCCACCACAAACCTGTGTAAGGTCAGTCTTACAACGCTCAATTCCATCTGTAGATGCACCATTATTGTTTCTAGGCATATCCTGATAAAGAGCAGGGTAGCGAATTAACATATCATAGGATGCTTTATCTACAATAGCACCTGTGTTCTGACGAATTAAATTAGCAGCATCACGGAATCTGTAACGACTGAATACATCGATTCTATCTGTGTATACCATTTCCTGAGCATCATCTTCGTATGTAACTTTGAATGGTACTTCTAGATACGAATGAATTGTTCCACCAACAAATTCATCTACTGGAAGAAGATCAGTAATAGATGCAAGATGATCTACAGGAGATGGTAAAGCAGCCTGAGTGATTGTATCTCTAAGAATATCAATTAAGTTGTTTGTAGTTGTATAAACGTCAGAACAATTTGTAATTACATACTTAGACTTAGTAATAGAATTAGCATCACCACTAACAAATAAGTGATCATAACGTTTGTCTTGTGGAGACTTGCCAACGTTAACTACGAATCTATTATCATCCTTAGTCTTAACTTCCATTACATGCTTAGCTGCAGGATCAGTGGCACGTGGATAATCATGTTGTGTTTCATGATTATCTTGAGAACAAGTAAATCTTAGTGAATTAGTATCAATGTAAATTGAATCACCTGCAACATGTATACCGTTAGAAGTAGCAGAAACAAATGTATGAGTATAGTCACCACCAGTTCTAACACCATTTGTAAGACCAGATATAAACTTATGCTTATAGTTACCACCAGTTGAAACTATTGCTCTTGTAATCGCATTAGTTGTAGCAGAAACAAATGTATGAGTTGTAGTATTTGTAGAAGGAATTTCATCTAATACTTGAACATCAAAAGTAGTATTCGTGACGTTATGAACATCTAACCATCTACCACTAGCAGGATCAGTTACTCTTGGATATGGATGGTTTGTAGCATTACTATCATGAGTACAAGTAAATGTAATACCATTATCAGCAATCTTAATTTTTTCACCGTTCTTCATTCCATGTGAAACACTGACTGCATCTGCTAATGCTGATACAAATACATGGTTGGTTGTATCAGTAATTGCTCCACCGCCACCATTAACATTAACAGTAATAGTGGTGTTGGTTGTGTCTGTAATTACTAATTGATTATTGTAAGCAAAGTCTGCACCGCTAGGAGTTGCAGCACCTGTTGCTCTAGGATATGTTTTATTTGTAGTATTTCCATCTCCATTATAATCACAAGTAAATGTTAGTGAATTAGGAGCGATTAATATTTCTTCTCCAACTGCCAAACTATGAGTTCCAATAGTCATTTGCATCTCACCAGTTATCGCATTATAAGCAACAGTAGAAGGTTGGAAGTTAGCAGTTAAAACTGTTATGGTCATTAGACCTGTAGTTCCATTATAAACTGCATTAGTTGGTGTAAACTGAGATGTTGCTACAGAATCTAAAGTATGATTTGGTGTGAATGAAGGCGTATATCCATCTAAAGCATTGATAGTAATAGTATTTCCTGTTACTGCATCAATAGGAATTGCCTGAGCAACAAGTGGATCTCCTTGAATGATACAATTATCAAGAGAACCTGCATAGGTATGAGTTGTTGTATTTGTAGGAGTTGTTCCTTGTAAAATATCAACTTCAAACTGAGTATCAGATACATTCTTGATAAACAACCACTTATCACTTGCAGGGTCAGTAGACCTTGGATATGGATGTAAAGTAGCATTATTATCATGTGCACATCTGAATGTTACGCCACCATCTTTGATTTTAATAGGTGTACCAGCAACCATACCATGTCCAAGGGTAATACCATTTGTAGTAGCTGAAACGAATGTATGTGCTGATGTATCTGAGATAGCACCTTGACCACCATTCAAGTTAACAGTTATAGTATTGTCACCAACATCCATAACTCTGAGCCACTTATCATAAGCATAGTCAGCACCACTTGTTGTATTAGCACCTGTTGATCTAGGATAAGATTTCTGTGCAGTGTTGCCATCTAATGTGCAAGTAAATGTTAGTGAGTTAGGAGCAAGTTTAACTTTGTTGCCAGGTACTATACCATGACCAACTTGAACTGCACCATCAAGTGCACCAACAAATGTATGATTACTAATGTCAGTAATAGCACCTTGACCACCGTTAACGTTAACAGTGATTGTTGTTCCTGTAACTGCACTAATGTCTAACCATGTGTCATAAGCATAATCTGCTTTTGAATTTGTTGAGTTATAAGCACCTGCAGCACGAGGATAAGGGTGAATTGTTGTATTATTATCGTTATTATAATCACAAGTAAACTTAAGTGATTCTGGAGTAATTTTAATTCTGTCACTAGTTGTTAGACTATGAGTTCCAAGTGTAAGAACTAAAGTTCCAACAGAAGGTGAGTAAGTTGCACCAGTAACATTATATGATCCTGCATTCTGTGATATTGTTAATACACATGCACCTGATGTGACATTATAATTTGCAGCAGAAGCAGTAAATGATTCAGTAGGAATTGAAACTGTAAGAGCACCTGTTACTGGGTTGTAACTTGTACCTGTAGATGGAGTATGAGTAGCAACATTAGATCTTGGATATACATGCTTAGTAGCATTGGTATCCATATCACATGTCATTAGTAATGAATCAGGAGCAAGTTTAACAGTGTAATTTGCCTTGCTAACACAGTTATTAACTGCACTTACAAATGTATGAGTATCAACGTTAGTAGAAGGAATTGAATCTAAAACTTGAACATCAAAAGTATCTGTAGTTACGTTGAATATTGGAATCCATTTGTTGCTAACTGGGTCAGTTGAACGTGGATAATCTTTCTGTGCAGCAGTTCCAGTTGCACCACCGTAAGGACAACTTAATTTAATACCATTATCAGCAATCTTAATTTTCTCACCATTAGAGAAGTTATGACCTGCAATAGTCAGAGTCATTACACCACTAACAGGGTTATAAGCAACATCAGTTGGTGTATGTTGTGTTGGAGCAGGATAACTATGTGTTCCGACATTTAATTCTAAAGCACCAGTACTAGCATTATAAGTTGCAGCAGATGGAGTATATGCCTTAGTTGGAGTAGCACCAACGTTAACAGTAACAGTATTATCACGCTTAACAATACCATCCTTAACTGCTCTTACAAATGTATGTGCATACTGACCTGTAGAACTTGCTTCACCAACAAATACTGTAAATGTATGATCACTAACTGCTTTAATTCTTAACCATCTAGCAGCGTATGGATCTTTACGTCTTGGATATGAATGCTCTGTTTTATTACCATCTTTAGCACAAGTAAAGACAAGAGAATTATTTTCTAATCTAAGTTCTGTGCCAACTGTTAAACCATGATTTAGTATATTAATAGTCAATAGTCCAGTTGAAGTATTATAACTTGCACCTTCAGCAGTCATTCTAGTGCTACCATTACTCCAAATTGGAATAGCGGTATTATAAACTGAATCATCGACTCTAGGATAAGAATGAACTGTAGAATCATTATCCTGTGAGCATGTAAATGATAGAGCGTCTTTAGCAAGTTTTAGTGTTTCACCAGATCTTGTTAGACCATTAACTTTAGCACGAACAAATGTGTGAGCAGTTTGGTTAGTAGAAGGTGTAGAACTTAGTACTTGAACATCGAATGTTGTATGAGTTACATTAGAAATAGGTAACCACTTATTATAGTAAGGATCTGTAATTCTTGGATATGTGTGTTCAGTAGCACCACTATCTTCAAGACATGTAAATGTTAATGAGTCTCTATCGAACATGACTCTATCACCAACATATAAACCATGCTCTACTGTTATAGCGTTATCAAGTGCAGATCTAAACTTATGCTTATAATTACCACCAGTAATTACAGCACCTGCTTTAGAAGTTGAATATGTATGAGTTGTTGTATTACTTGAAACACCAACATTAATAGTAATAGTTGTTCCAGTTGTAGCAGTAATTGGAATAGATTGTTCAAATGACTTATCACGTTTCTGTGATATAACATCTGTAAAACTTACAAAAGTATGAGTAGATGTATTTGTGGAAGGAGCAGTATCTAATACTTGAACATCGATTGATGTTGTTTGAACATTACTTATTTCAATCCATTTATCACTAATAGGATCATAAGGTCTAGGATATCTGTGAGTAGTTGCATTATTATCTTTATCACATGTGAATGAAAGTGAGTAATCAGGAATCTTAACCTTATCACCATTCTTCATTCCATGTCCCTGATTAACAGTGAATGTTACTACACCTGTTGTTGGATTATATGATGCATCAGTTGGATTATGCTCATCAATTAGAGGTCTTGGGTAGTAGTGAACACCTGCACCATATGTGCATGTAAATCCAATACTTTGAGTTGCTATTCTAATAGAAGTACCTGAAGACAAACTATGATTTCCAATAGTCAACTCCATATCACCTGTATTAGGATTGAATGTTGCATTGGAAACATCAAATTCAACTATAGGAGATTTACCAACGTTTACTGTGAATGATTCATCAGTTACATGAAGAACTTCTAATGCTGTATTACGTGCAGGGTCAGTTGCTCTTGGATATGGGTGATCAGTAGCATAGTCATCTTGAGAACATCTGAATGTAAGACCATCATTAGCAATCTTAACTTTCTGTCCTGTTTTTAAGTTATGTGAACTAACAAAGATTTCTAAATCTCCACTTGTAGGACTATAATCAGCATCAATAACATTATACTGATCGTTACCAATACCTACTGTCATTACACCACTAGTAGGATTATATGCTGCACTTTCAACAGTGTATTTACTTCCTGGTCTTAGATCATTGTCACCAATGTCCATAGTTAAGAAACCAGTATTACTATTATAATCTGCTGAAGTTGCAGTAAAGTTTACTGTAGGAGATGTTCCAACATTTACACTAAAGTTATCATTATCAATCTTCGATACTTCTAACCAGCCTTGATTTGCTGGATCATCATCTCTAGGATAACTCTGTGATACTACATTACCATCACAAGTACAAGTCATGGTAATAGAATTAGGCTCAAACTTAATTCTGTCCCCAGTTTCTAGTGAGTGCCCAACAGATTCAATAGTCAAAACACCAGTGGTAGCAGTGTATCCCGACCCTGATGCTGTTATAGTTCTAGGGGCCGCGAGTCCATGACTTGCAGCTGTTATTTCCATGTCACCCATTGATGGATGATAGTCGATTGCTGTTGGTGTAAACTTAGTTAATGTTTGAGATGTGTAACCATCAAATGTAATAGTAGTGTCATACTTCTGAGTTAAACCATGATCACCTTGAGTACTCCAAGGAACATTATTAACAATATACTTAGCAATTTTATCTAATATTTCATAAACATAGACTGTCATAGAGACATCATCTTCTACGTTTACAATTTGAATTGGATTAACTTCTCTATTAACATAGTATGAAGCTGCTTTCCACATATGATGATTACTACCATTACGTAAATCTTCTACTATAGAATCGACAACATCTCTTACATCATCTTCACAATCAACTTCACTACCCTTAACACTATGAGCAGGGAATACTTCCTTCATAATATAAACTGTTTCTTGAGCAAGATATTCCTTGTTCATTAACATTAAATCTGCAGCGTTAATATATCTGTGACTCTTAATATTAAATCCTGCAGGTGCAGCAGTTGGATTAGAACTATTTGTTGTTAATATAGAATCGTTATTAACATATTCACCCTTAGTAAATGATTCACCACCAGACCAATCTTCAGTCTTAGTTGCTCCATCAGCACCATCAAAGTGGCATAATACTTTAGTATCAGTATCTCCTTGGAAAATACCATTAGGAGAAGTAAATGGAATTGTTGCATAACGTGCAACAGTAGAATATCTAAACTCATCAATATGAGCAGTTATAGAATTAAGACCAGATAAATCTGCACCAATTCTAATTGGTCTATCTAAGGTATAATTACCACTATCTGTTCCAGTTCCAATCTCAACTCCATTAGATATAATCTTAACAGTAGTTCCAGTTCTTTGAATTACAAGATGATACCAAACATTATTGTTTAGAGCATTTCCACCAGAGGTTGCTATATCTGAACCATTAACATTAACACGAACTTGTGCTGCTTCTAAGTAAATTCTAAGTGCAACTTCAGTAGCACTTGTTCTCATATCAACTAAAGTCTTAGTATCTGCTAAAGATACTGCATCTAGACGAATCCAGAATTCAATAGTGTAATCACCTGTACCACGAGTAAATTCAGATGATGCAGGAATTTGAATATAATCACTTGTTGCTAGATCAAGTTGTAATGAAGAATCTCCAAATTTCTTAATTGAAGTATCTAATTGAGCACTACCAGAGAAGTTGAATACATGATAATCACCACCACCTCTTAATGATCTACCAATCTTACCAAGATATATTGTATTACCTGAGAAATTAAATCCAATTACTTCTGCTTTAGTATCTCTAGTTCTTATTGTATCGCCTGTGGAGAATAGACCAGTTCCTACCTTATCTTTAAATGATAGTTTTCTAGACTTACCAGCTTCACCACTATTAAATGTTCCAACATTATTACCATAATCAAATTTATAGTTCCTAATCTTCTCACCTATAGATAATGATCCAGAAGCATTATCGTAAGGAATTACAATTTGACTTATAAATTCGTTAGCAGGGAATTGAGAATCAATATCTGTTACGTAGTCTGTATAGTCAACAACACTAATTGTTGATAATGAAATATCATCTAGAA